TTTGATGATACTAGCAATGCCTTCTTCAATTTCAGTTTCTTCTTTTTTAACTTTTACTGGTAATGTTTTACCTTGGAACTTAAACATTTTCTTACCGTCACGAGCAGCGGCATGAGCAGCCATACGTAGACCAGATTCTTCTTCGGCCATGTATTCTTCGAATCTGTCAAATTCTTCAGATTCTTCTTTCATTGCTTGCTTGGTAGCAGTAGCATACATTACGTTCTTCCAGTTCTTACCGTACTTCTTACGGAAGTCTGCTTCTTTACCCTTCATAGCCATAACAATCTTCTCACGCTTCTTCATTTGTGCGTCAGACATTTCAGACTCATCAACCAATTCTTCTTCTTTTTCTTTGTGTTTGATGGCTTCAATTAATTTTGTTTTGAAAGCAGATTCTTTGTGTAATTTCTTTTCGTGCTTACCGACTTCTTTGTCAGCAATTTTCTTTGCTTGTGCAGGAGAAACACAATCATCAGTATCTTCTTTAGCCAAACGATCCATTGCTTTCATCGCACCTGCGTATCTTGATTTTACCTTTTTAGATGTATCAGCTAGTCCAGGTTCACCGAGTGTACCTTGTTTTATTGCTTTTGGAACTAAACGGTCATGTACGTCCTTTTTAGCACCGGCTGTATAAGATTGTAATGTAGATTTACTCAACTCATCTAATTCTTCAACTTCTTCTTTAGCCAAACGGTCAACAGCTTTGTTAACACCAGCTTGGCGACTCATTGCCTTTTTGTCGGACTTTAGTCTCTCAGGATCTCTGTCGGAGCGTTGGCCAGCATCAAAGGAGTGATATGACACATCATCGGTTGCTTTCTTTGCATAAGAACCCAAGGTCTTTTTGCTTAGTTCGTCAATCGGTTCAACTTCTTCTTTTTTAACAGGCTTCTTCTCCATAGCTTCAATGTCCTTTTTCTTAGGACCACTCAACACATCAAAGGCACTTCTAGGTTCTTGTGCAGAACCACCGTAAGAGCCAGGACGTGCCTTGTGTACGAATTTACCATCTTTGGTTTCGTATTCTTGGATTTTTTGTACTGCATCAATCAATGATTGTGAAACTTTACCTTTTCCTAGCATCTTATTTCTCCTGTTTTTTCTTTTTTTTGATTTGGATTCCGATATTTCTTTCGGGGTCTTTATATGACTGCATCGGTTCTTTATTAGATGAACCACCTAATACACCACCCACACCCATCTCGGTGTCATTCTGAAAGCCGTTAAATTCCTTTATCGTCTTTCTAAATTTCTTAAAATCTTTCTTCTGGTCATATGAGTTGCTTAATGGATTTGGAGAACCACCAGATGGTTGTCCAGCAAAATTAGCAACATCATAATTACTTGCTGTTGGACTTACACTATCTTCACTATATGTCTGTCCACCTAAACCAGCACCACCAGGAAGACCTGAACCGTGTGTTCTTGTTTTCCACTCGGAACCCAAACCCTCGGGTTTACCTCTACGACCACCATTTATCGACTTGTCACCACGCTTCTTTACTTTGTCTTTGTCGTTGTCTTTTTGGAAGTTTGGCTCTTTTGTTGGGGGGTTGATTTGGAGCGTGGGCGTTTTGGCTTCACTGTAGGTTCTGAAGGTGTAGGTGCCTGTTTTTTTACTCTTGTCCCATTTGATGTTGTCTGCGTTGGCTTCACCTGCTCGGTTGTCTGGGGTAATATCTCCTGGACCTGCGGCACGGAAGGCTGAGTTGTATCTGCCTTTGACGTTGAGCTTCTGAAAAAGTTTAGAATTGCCTTTAACATTTTTATCTTCCTTGAACGTGAGATTAAATTTCTCGTTTATGTTTAACTTACCATTTCTGTCCAACCATTCAATTTGAGTTTGGTTGTAGGAATTGGTATTGTAAAATTTATTAATTATTTGGTATGTATCTGTAATGGATTCTTCAATATCATTCAAAGATCCACTATTATCGAAATGTATAAAATTTCTGGAGAATTGTTCTCCAAACGTTTCTTTGTTCTGTTGTGATTGTGACCACTTGTCTTGTCTGACTGACTCTATCATCATTCTGGTCAGTTTGGTGTTTCTTTCCTGACTGGCTTCATTTGTGGTGTCCACGTAAACCATCAATGTTTCATATCCCAACTCTTTCAATTCTTCATTGATGTAGTCAATACGTTGTGAATCATCTGCTGGACCATTAATAATCAATGGACCACGGCAACGAATTGCTTCTCTACGATAATCATTGGTCTTTTCTGACAATTTCTGTTTATCGGAAAGGTAATCAAACGCTTGTATAAAGTTTAATTCTACAGCATTGGCATTAGCAATAGCTTCACGTAGAACAACATCTTTACCGGAACCTGGACCACCTGTAACAAATATTGCTTTAAATTGGTGTACAGATTCATGTAAACCCATACCTTTACGAACATCATGCATCAACTCTTTGGCGTGATGGTCGGAAACGTGTGATGGAACACCTTGACGGAAAGAACTGAAATCTTTGTTCTTGGCGTGTTCTCTCATCTTTGTGCCAGACATACCTTCTGCACCTTCAGCATCAGGATCACGGTGGCCAGCAGACTTAACTTCTATTTTTTTGAAGTTGTAATAACCATGTTTACCGGATACACCAATGTATCTGTGTAATAAATCGTGCATTTCTTTAACACGGTCAGAACCAGCAACAACAGTCAAATGGTCGTGACCCCTTGCGTGTAACTCGGCAGCATGGTGTAGAATTGTAGGTGAATCTTTAGTGGAAGCTTCAAAGTGTGTACCAGGAGAATAACGGTTTAAATGTTTAACCTTCTGTTCTCCAGACAAAGGATTCTTTTTGGAATCCTGTGAGTGTGAAACAATAATAGTATGTTTTGCCTTCTGTTTATCAGCAATCTCACGTACCTTATCTACCAGTTTCAAGTGACCTGTGGTGGGTGGATTCATACGACCAAAGGCCATCACCACAGGCTTGTGTGTAGCTTCTTTTTCTTCAACTAACTGTAAAAATGATTTCATTTACGCACTTTTAATAGATTTGCTTTACTAAATTCTTTACGATTAACCAATTTAGTTGGTTGGCCAGCATGGTTAACAACAAAACCTTCAGGATCGGTTCTCTTACTATCTATGTGATGTTCCAAACCACCTTCATGTTGATTTAGTACGTTAACCAACTTATCTTTTGCTTGTTGTAAGTGGTGGTGCATTTTCAATAAGTTGTCATAATGTTGTTTGTTAGCATTAATGTGATTAACGTGTTGGTTAATCTCCGCTTCTTTTCTGCCCTGTGCGGCCGGTGTTTTTAACTTGGCAGCAGACTTTCTAATCTTATCACCAATATGTTGAGCCAAACCTTTTGCAGTAGGAACTTCACCTGTTCTAACTGTATGATTAATATAGGTTTCTAAGTGATTACCTTCTCCAAGGTGTGGTTCCGTAGCAGCGTACATCTTATTCTTGTGCTCATCGTGAATCTTCTGAGCCGCTGCCATATGTTTATGGAACTCATCTTGGTCATCTTCAGAATAATGAACTTGTCTTGTGTCATGGTTTGCTGACTTATGCCAAACATCTGGATGATTACCAAAATTGTGTAGGTCCGGATGTGGATCCGCCTTCATAGAATTAATGTCTTTTCCGTGGTATTGTGTATGTACAATAATACCCATTTTGGACCGTTTAATCTTGTCGGCTTCATCACCTCGAGCAGTATATTCGATGGTATTAGGAGTGAACGAAACCTTACCATTTTTGTTGTGTTTTAGGTCATCATGTGTGTACATCAGGTCACCCTGATAAACACCAGTACTAGGCGCAATTTTCTTCAAATTATTCAATGCAGAATGTAACTTATCCATCAAACCAGGTGCGTGCCCATGGTTCCTTTCAATATCTGCGTGTGTGTAATTAATCTTTGGATTCTTGTTGAAAGCAGACTTTGATGCCACAAAGAACTTACCTGTCTCTGGATGGCGTCCAAAGACTAAAGAAGGTGATCCGTCATATTTCATAGTCAAAGCGAAACTATATGCTCCGGACTTGATATGTTCATGTGCCTGATTTAAAGCACCCACGGCGTGTTCAAAACCTTTGGCTCCGTGTTGGAGAGGTCTATCTTCCGCATGGGTAATGTGTTTGAGTTTCTCACCCTCAACTTCTTCTCTCAAGAAAGATGAAAACGACTGCATTAGATTCCTTACAAGATTTGCAACACACTTTGGTTGCCTTGGTCTTATTTATACAATTATTTCATTAGACCAACATAATCCGAACAAACTCCATAACAATTGAAGTTGAACTCGGAAATGTTATAATTCCATTCTGGCATAACACAGATACTGAATTCCGACAATGGTTTTCCTGGATACGTCCAAATATGACCTCTACTAGTGATAGTAAAATCATCTTCTTGGTGCCAGAAATAGTTATAATAGGTGTGAGTCAACCAGAACAAAGCTTCAGAATTCTTGGCATGAATCCATAATCCAGGTTTCTGTAAGAATTCAGGTTCAATTGGATATTGCGGGCCATCATGTCCAAGATACAGTTTAGATTCAATAACTCGTAGATCCAATTCAACTTGGAATCCCATGTTCAGAACTTCAATTATATGTTCTGGTTTGTTCTCTAATTCTTTATCTGGTCCATTAATAAGACCTCTATGAGCAATGTAAATCATATTATTTTGCCATAGACAAATAATGATTCAAATCTTCTGGTGTTCCAAGTCCCCACATACGGTCAATATTTTTCACACGGAACTTTTTGCCGTCTGCAATAGCTTCATTGAAAACTGGACAAACATAGAATTCATTATTTACACGAATGTTTTTAGAAATCATCTGCTCAGCATACTTTACATAGTCAGAACCATGACTCCAGTAGTAAATACCAACAGTGGCGATATTACTGATTGGATTCTTCTCTGCCACTTCTGATACAAATCCATCTTCTCCGAGTTTTGCGAAAGACCACTTAGGATGAGTAGACTCAAAAGTAACAATACCACCGTCAATAGTGTCAGCAGTAAAAGCGTATAAACATTCATTAGAATTCCATTCTACAAATTGGTCTGAGTTGGCCATCAATAGAGGTTCATCATTGTTAATAAGTTCTTTAGCCAAAAGAGTTGTACAAGCAGC